TTCCTGGATTGAAGCTCCTCAGCACCTTCAGGAGTTTGTTCAGGGTAGCATGGCCGGCGATTCTATGCCGCAGTTTGAATACTCATATAACACGGGTGGCCGTATGAATCTGCCAAACCCGACTGTTGTTTCTGGCTAAGATCTGGTAGAGTAGATGCTCCGTACTTAAGGAGCATTAATGACCCCTCATCAACTAGACTTACTTTCAAAGTACCTTCAGCGAGTTGTCGCTAGAGGAGCAGAAGAAGAACAAGAATTGTATTCATTAATACAATCAGTAACACACTTGTCAAACTCCTGCAATAATGTGTATACTAAAGAAGGCAAAACAGCCGCATAACAACTGCTGGTATTCCAGTGGGGTAACACAAGGAGTACCACATGTCCGATTCCTCAAGTCTGATTGCAGACTTAACGGAGCGACAAGCGAATGCACTTCGTCAAAAGTGCTCGTTCACTCGCATAAAAGAAAGTATGACTCCAGATGAGCGTGCTGCAGTAAATAAAGCTGAAGAAGAAATCAAAGTAGATACCGGGAACGGTAGAGCAAAGACTTACTCCTGTTCCTGGTTATCTGAAGTGCTTACAAAAAATGGGTATCCAGTAAGTTCTAGCACTATCTCCCGTCATATGAACGGGCGGTGTGGCTGTGAGTAATCTGGTATCTGCTTTGTCAACTAACTCTTTAAACAAACCTGAATGGCCATTAGTACAACCTGGTCCTTCAGTAAAAATGCCAACAATTAAAGTTAAGCCCTCATCAAACGCTCCAGGTTACCAAACCTGCGTAATCCTTCCAGATATGCAAATTGGGTATTTCCGTGCCCGCAATGGCGAATTAGAAGCCACTCATGATGAACACGCCATTGAGATGGCCTTAGCTATTACAAAATCCCTAAATCCAGACATGATTGTGTTAGTTGGAGACAACTTGGACTTTCCTGAATTTGGTAAATACCGTCTTAGTAGTGCTTATGCACTAACTACACAAGCATCCATTGATCGTGCTACAACCCTCGGAGCACAGCTGCGTACCTATGCTCCTAACGCTAAGATTGTATGGATAGCTGGAAACCATGAAGAAAGATTGGTGAACTTTGTACTCGATAACGCGAAAGCTGCTTTTGGGATTCGTAAAGGTAATACGCCAGAGTCCTGGCCTGTGCTTAGTATTCCTTATCTCTGTCGTTTCGACGATTATGGGATACATTATGTACCGGGCTATCCAGCTGGACAATTTTGGATCAACGAAAGACTCCGTGTCATACACGGCACGAAAGTACGCAGTAACGGGTCGACAGCACATGCCTACCTCAACACAGAAAAGACTTCAGTCTTATATGGCCACATCCACCGGCGTGAATGGGCTGAACGGTCCCGTGACGATTGGGATGGTGCAAAGACCATCATGGCCGCATCCCCTGGTACGTTGGCAAGATGCGACGGCACCGTCCCATCCACCAAAGGATCAATCGACCTGGACGGTAGACCTATGACCATTGTAGAAGACTGGCAGCAGGGTATTGGGATAGTTACCTTTGAACCAGGTGATGGTGCGTTTTGGTATGAACAAGTGCCGTTTCATAACGGGTCGGCCTTTTTTAGAGGGAAGTTTTATAATGCAGAGAAAAAAGAAAGTTGATAGTCCAATAACCCCACAGTTAGCTATTATTACTTGGCTAGATGCGTTTGATGGCCCAACAGGTTGGATGGACCCCAAATCCTACAAACCTAACCCAATACGACCAATAAGCATTGGTTGGGTTATTCCAGATTTCTTAGACGATTATATAACCCTTGCCGGAACATTCCTTGTTGATACCAACGAAGAAAACAAAGAATCTAAAGCGGAATATTACAGCAATCCTGCTCATATACCACTTAAAATGGTACAATCAATAACATACATTGATGTACCTGCTGACATAGTTGCCTTAATGTTGTCCGATTTTAACACCAGGGGTTTTAATGCCGATTGATTTTTGGTCACCAAGTTATAGAGCTTCCTCTAGTGACCTAACTGTTGCTATTTCTCCTCTTGGCCTAGTAGAACTTGCAGACGAAGAGTTTGAAGTTCATGGTCCACGTCTTAACCGTTATAGTGCTTGCTGGGCCTGGTATCTTGGTCACCACTGGTCATACAGACGTGAACAGGGTGAACAAAACATCACCCTTAACTACACACGTACTTTGGCAGATTACATTACTAACTTCTGTTTTGGTAAAGGTGTTCAATGGAAAGTTCCCGAACAGAACGGTGCAATTATCCCCCAATTGCTACACCGTGTATGGGAACAAGATAACTCAAAACATAATGTTCTTTGGGAAATGGGGCAGCTCGCAGGAGTAACTGGTGACTGTTTTGTAAAAGTAGCTTATGAAGACCCGTATGTTGACCCAATTGGGGTAACAAATGAAGGTCGTATTCGTGTTATTGCTTTGAACCCAGCACACTGCTTTCCTGAGTACCACCCTCATGACCGTGACCGTTTGTTGCGATTTAAACTGAAGTATCGTTTCTGGGGCACTAGCCCTGAAGGTACTCGTCAGGTTTACACATTTACTGAAATACTTACTGATGACTCAATTGAGCAGTACATTAATGACGAACTTGTTGACCAGTACCCTAACCCTATTGGGCACATTCCAATTGTTCACATTCCTAACATGACTATATCCTCATCCCCTTGGGGACAAGCTGATATATGGGACATCATTCCTCTCAACCGTGAGTTGAATGAAAAGATGACTGAAGTATCAGACATCATTAACTACCATGCTGCTCCAGTGACAATCATTACTGGTGCTAAGGCAAGTCAGCTGGAACGTGGTCCTAAGAAAGTTTGGGCAGGTCTTCCTAAAGAAGCTAGTGTATTTAACCTTGAGTCAAGCGGAAACATGGCTGGAGCTTTAGAGTACATTACGTTCCTTAAGAGAGCTATGCATGAACTCACAGGTGTACCCGAAACAGCTCTCGGACAATTTCAACCGGTATCAAACACTTCTGGTGTAGCTCTAGCTATCCAATACCAGCCTTTAATGAACCGCTTTAATATGAAGCGCATTCACTTTACTAAGGGACTTGAAAAGATTAATGAGTTGATCATTAGAACAGCAGCAATATTTACTCCTGAAGCTCTCATATACAACCCTGCTACTACAGAGCAGCCTGAGATGGATCAACTTACACAGCTTGATCCTATGGACCCTTTAACTTACCGCACTCAAGTCCACTGGCCAGAACCCTTGCCAATTGACGTGCTTATTAAGCTTAACGAAGCCCAAGCCAAAATGGCTATGGGTCTTGAATCTAAAGAAGGCGCTATGCGCATGCTCGGTGAGGAATTCCCACGGGAAAAGCTTGCTGAGATATTTGAAGAACTCCGTGATGACGCCATTGACCAGGGTGCGCTTGACATGTTACGCGCCCAAATTAATCAGGCTGTCATGATGGCAACAGGCTTGTTACCCGGCCCAGATGGTACCAGCACGGTACCCTCTGGAAATGGTAATGTAACAAGTGCAGGTTCACCACAAGGACAAGGGGGCCCCTTACCGGGTACTCAAGTTATGGGTGGTCCTGTAGAAGGAATGGTAAACAATATCGTTGCAAAGGCATACGGAGCTAGGTTATCCCAGCGTCGTGTTCCTGATGAAGAATAAATTGTCGTTTTAACTCAGCTATTAACAGCCCAACTAAAAGAGGTTAACTTATGTCAAAATTTGAAGATGGTATTCAGGTACCCGTAGATCCGGCAGAAAACCCGGCTCCAAAGGTGCAGGAAGAAAAGTATTTCTCTGAAGAGGACATTCAAAAAGTCCGTCAGCAGGAGAAGGATAAGATGTACAAGCGTCTTGAAGATGCCGATCATAGAGTCAAGTCAATGGAAGAACAACTGTCAGTGCTTAGCAGTGACCGTGAGAAAGCCATTAAGGAAGCATCAGACCGCGCTAAGAAGGAAGCCGAGCTTACTCGTCAGCGTGAGATGGAAGAGCTTTCTGCAAAAGATCTTCTCTCAAAGCGGGAAGATGAATTCAATCAACGTATTAACCAGGTTGAGCAAGAGTGGGGCCAGAAGTTTTCCGAACTGGAAAAGCAACGCCAAGCCACCGATGCAATGCTTGAAAAAGAACGTTACCTCCAGCAACTAGAGTCGTATCGTCAACGCCGCATTCAGGCTGAGACCGACACGATTATTCCTGAGTTACGAGATCTTGTAGCAGGTAATAGTGAAGAAGAGATTGAACATAGCATTACAGTACTTCGTGATCGAAGTACTGCTATAATTGAATCAATCCAGCAAGCGAGTCCCCCTCGTTTGAAAGGGACCACCACTACGGCGCCCCCCTCTGGACCACTGGACAACCAAACGGACTACCAAACGGTCAGCGCGGAGGATATCCGCAATATGCCGATGGATCAATACGTAAAAATGCGTGAAAGACTCATGTCAGCAACGCGGGCTCCTAGAGGCCGCTACTAATAATTAAACCCAACAACCTATCCATCGGAGGATATTAAAATGGCATTACCCGCACCCGCAGGTGGAGCAATTACCGGAACAGGTACCTATACTGGAGGCACAGGCAACCAGGTTACAGGATACACTGACGGTAGTTCGGCTCTATCTCCCGCAATCCAGCAAATTTGGTCAAAGGAAATCCTTTTCCAGGCTATGCCGGTTCTACGCTTTGAACAGTTCGCTGTGAAGAAGACGGAACTCGGTGTTATGCCAGGTTTGACCATCAACTTCATGCGCTACAACAACCTTACGGTTGATGAATCAGCTGGAGCTAACTTGACTGAAGGTTCACGTATGGAACCGTCAGCTTTGTCGGCTAGCCAGATTCAGATCACCGTGTCAGAACAGGGTAAGGCCGTTGCCGTTACCGAATTGTTGCTCAATGCATCATTCGATGACGTCATGGCTTCGTCCTCGCGTCTGCTTGGTCGTCACATGGCACAGAGCATGGACATTCAGGCTCGTAACACCCTCTACAAGAACGGTATCCCGTTCGGTGGTGGATCGGCTGTTCCTCCGAGCGTTGTGTTCGGTCGCAAGG